CTGACCAGCGGTTGCTCCCGAAGTAAGTACAATCTTTTTCGTAGGAGAAGTTTCAATGGTGTAATCTGCGGTTGGTCCTAATGCTTTTAAAACACCATCAATCTCGACTGTTACGTGTTCGTCTTCTAAGTACGGAAAGTTAAAAACAAAGTCTGTTTGAGATGCTGTCGCTGTATAGTCTACGAAAGTAATAGCCATGATGATATATTATTAATTATTGAGAGAGAAGAGCAAGTACATCTTCACGGGATACTCCACTTCTTACGCTTCCTTCCACTTGTTGTTGTAATTGCATTATTTCAGGAAACTCTCGTAGCATTTGATTCTTAGCTGCTTTTTTATATCTACTTAATATTCTAGTAATATATTTAACACGCTCGCTAGGAAGTCCTACAAACGATGTGGGGTCTATTGCTTTATATCTTTTATCGCTTACTAGTTTACTTAATGCTTGTCTTTGAGTCATTCCATTAAGAACAATTTTAGATTGTAAGTCTAGCATTCTATCATAAGCACTCCTGCCGTTTTCCCCTGTGTACTCAGTAAGTTCTATAATGCCTGCTATTTTTGTACTAGGAGGAGAGAAACCATGTGCCACATTAGCTAATTCTTTCGCAACTTTATCGTCTTTATCAAAACCCCAAGCTAGTGGATTAAGTGGATTTAGTATACCCGCTACTCCTTCAAAGTATTGCTTAACTACAGGTTCGCCAAGAGGGTTTCTTTTTAAGTCTAAGTCCATTCCGGGGATACGTTTTAATACAACATCCGCAAACCCACGGGCTTCATTCATATGTTGATCTCCTGTTATAGAAGAACCTTGAGGTATTATGTTAGGAATGAACCCGCCAGCTATTCCTCCTGCGTATTTACCAAATGTTCCCTCACCACTTAAAGTTTTAATAAACTTGTTAACACCTGCTAGGTATGATTTATCGGTTACATTCCTAACACCTAACTCAAAGGTCACAGCCATTAATTTATCAAGGTCATCACTATTTGCTGCTGTTAATTTATTATCCTCGGAAAGCTCTTTAGCGTCTGCGTATATACCTATGACTGTAGCAAGCGGGTCTAATCGTTGATAACTAACCCATGTATCGCCTACTTTTATACTGTACGGAAGTTTACCTGAAGCCATCCAAGCTTGCTTTTGTTTGTAATCAGTTGGACCACCGCCAGTTATGTTGTCTCCGAAGTTATTTACAGCGTAAAACAAAGAAGCATTCAGTATTGTACCTGTTGCGACCTTACCTCTAGCTTCTGCTCTAGCTATCCTATCAGGTGAGCCGTCTGGCTTTGTAGCATTCAACTGCTCTAGTATTGTCTTCCTGTATTCCTCAGACCCTTTTAAACCTCCTTGAAGTGCTTCTATTCTCTGCCTGTATCCCGGTTCTAGTGTAGCCCACGCCTTGGAAGCTCTAGCTTTATCTATAACAGCTCTAGCTGGTGCTGATATTCTGTCGTAGGAAAATTTTAATATGTTAGTAGGAGTGCGAACAAACGGAGCAACTAAAAACCCTCCAGGAGTACTAGTTACTAAGTTTTGTACCTTTTGCCCTAGTTCCCCTAATTGACCTGAGAATGTAACTTCTTCAGCAGCTCTGATGTTTGGGTCAATCCAGTTTTTAGTTAATGCTTCTAAGGCAGCTTCATCATTCAAACTCCCTTCAATCAAACCAGCTTCCCTAGCTTTATTTAGTTTATTAGTTTTTTCTGTCCTGACGTAATCAGCTATTGATTTTTGCCTAGCAGCTGGGTTTTGGAATGGTCCTTGAACTACTTCTTGTGCTTCTCTAAACAAAGCTCCTTCTGAAAAGTTCCTGTTTGATCTAGTTACTAGAGCTTCAAACGTATCGTGTACATATTCTGCTACTTTCTCTGGGTCCCTAATACCTAAGTCGTATGCTTTAAGTTTTAGTTCTGATAACGCTCTTCCTTTATATTGTACAAACTTATAGAACTGATCGACGGATGTATTGAATCTATTAGGAAAACGAATAACATTACCGAACCAATCTATAGCTTCTTTCAACCCATCTCCTATTTCCGCATTTCTTAATAATTTCTGTACATTATCCCCTGTTATAGAACCTATACTTGATTTAGAATTTTCTACAAAAGCAGAACCAGCATCACCTATAAATTGGTCGCCTGTCTCCCAAGCGTTTAGTAAAAACTTCCAAGCATCCATCAAACTTGTAGTTTCTCCCCATTGGTTTGAGACTGCTCGTCTAGTAGCTTCGTCAGCACTTACCCAACCCCCTACGCCTCTCTCAAAGTTCTTCCACACATTAGATAAACCAGTTCCTAAGGCATTGATAGTAAGCGTACGTGGTCCCCACATCAGTGAGTTTTTATAGTACTCTTGTACCATATCCATCATCTTACCTCCGTGACCTCCTCTAACTTGTTTGTTAACACCTATAAGCGTATTAAATAAATCGTCTCCTCCGTTCTTCTCTGCAATCAATATGCCTTCTACTATTTGATCCATAGACAGTCCTCCTTTTTTATTGAGGAACTCTTCACGTACTTGTTTGTTTTGCAGCTCATCCGTAGATAAACTCATTTTAGTACGCATTTGCCTACTTTTTAAACCTCTACCAAAACCGCTGGCTAAACTTGAGTGACCTGCTTGTATGTGCAGTTGCTGCTCCATAAGCCCTTTTAACCTAGCTTCCACTGACTGTAATTCGTCAGGGTTTAATTTAGCTTTAGACTCTTTAAACTGTTTAGCTACATTCAATATCTCTTGACCGTTAGCTTCCATCAGCTCCTGCATAGCAGCCATTCTACTCAAGACTCTTCTTAAAGTTACAGAGTCTTTAGCAGCTTGTTCTACAAATTGATTTATTACTGTACCGTCTGCACCTACAAGGTTCGCAAACTCCATTAACGCTCCCTCTTCTAAATTTTCTTTCGTGAGCTTACCAAGAGCCGTACCTTCTTCTAATAACTTATCAGCGAAAGCATCTTGTAGGGCAGCCAACTCCCCAACATCCATACCGTCTTTAAGTTTAACTAAATCCTTAACAACACCTTTTACAGCGGCTTTTCCTCCTATGCGAACACCTTTAGCTGTCGCTTGATCTAAAAAGCTGTCTACGGTTTTATTAAACTCAGGCATCTCTGAAAACTTACGTAAAAACATAGGTCTTTCATCGAATGCACCTGCTCTTTGTTTTACAATATTTCTTTGAGATAAAAAGTCGTTAAATATTTTTCTTTGTTGGCTTATTCCTAATTTAGATTTTATAGAAGCAAACAAGTCTTTAAGTATAATAGCTATGTCTCTAGCAATACCTCTAAAGGTTCTATCAGTTCCCCTATCAAACTCTCCCTTAGCGGATCGAGCTAAAAACTCATCAGTCATTAACTCAGTAAAATATTCATCTATGTTCCTAAATCTGTAATTATCTTCGCTAAAACTTTGTTCTGTTAAGAAGTTATGTAATTCGTCAGGCACTTCGCCTTTTTTAATAGTAGGTACTTTAAGTAAATCCTCTAGTGTATCTCCCTCTATAGCGTCATCAATTTCAACACCGAAGCTTTTAATATATTTAATGCGTTCTCTTTTAAACTCTTTGGTTAGTTTACTTAAGTCCCCTTCAGGCAGATACCTACTCAAACTGTGCCATAGCTCGTGTATAGCTGTTCGTTCTAAACCGCCGCTTTCTACGACATCCTTCCGTAACTGAACAACATTAGTAGCCCATTGATAACGCCCTTGTGCTTTAATTCTTTTTGTTACAGATATACCAACATCCGAAAACATTCTTTGTCCTATTACGTCTATAAATTTCTCTACCTCCTCTGCTCCTTCAATATCATCCCCAAGAGCGAATTTTTTAACCAATCTCTTTTTTAGTACATCAGCACCTTTAGGTTGGAACACCTCTAAACCTTCATCAGGGTATGTTTTAAATGGACTAGGGGTAACCGCTCCTTGTAAGTCGTCGTCTATTAACGCTATAGCTTCGTCAAAGTTGTCTACTAAATCTGGATTTGATCTAAGCTTTACTCTTAAATCGGGCATATCTGAAAAAGCCTCACCTTTGAATGCGGAGTTCTCGAATTTAGTTATAGCTGCTTTTAAAGCTGGAGGAATGTCGAAGTCTTTATATATGTTAGGGTTATTTATTACTTCATTAACAGCTTGCGATGGATAATCAAAACCTAACCAACCCTCCCTATTTAATGCTTTTAAGAAATTCTGATAAGGTTTAGGAAAATCACCAATAGCTCCCATTACAACATCGTGAGTAGCATCCTCATCTAAATGAAAATCCCACTCATCTATAACGTTCTCCCTAAACTCCTCAACATACCTAGGTCCGTTTGGGTTGAAGTCCGGCAAATCTGAATAAGCAGCCACTCCGTCTTGATAGTCAAAAGTAGCGGATACTACAGCATCTTCTTTGTTAGCTCCTTGATCAAGTTCCTTAACATATCTCTTACTTGCTTTTAATCCTGAAGAAAACAACTTGAATAACGATCCAACACCTGCGTCAATCATCGCACCCTCTAGTACATTCTTCGCCCTACCCTCCAACTCAGAGTCGTCAGGGTCAGCTGCTAAGTATTCAGTAACTGCGTTATTAAGAACTGGACTATCTGTTTCTTTTAAAAAGTTAGATAGTCTTTCTTGTTGTCCATCGAATGCTACAAAGTTAGTGGCTACATCAGCAGCTAAATATCCTTTTACATTTAAATCAGTAAACTTACCCGGCTTCTTTCCTTTAGTTAAGGCTTTTGTTAATTTACCTGCTTTACTTAAACCTTTACCTATAAAACCAAAAGGTAACGCATACTGAACAATACCTGCACTTAATTCACCTGCTAATGTTTTAGGTCTGGCGAAGAATCGTTCCTCATCCCAATCAGGTAGCGTATCAAATGAAAGAAAGTCTCCTAAGTTATAAGCACCATGAGCCATATCCTCTAAACCCGCAGGCACGCCCGCTAAAGCGTCTAACATATAATCGTCAACGCCGAACTCTTTAGTTTCGCTTGGGTTGTATTCTAACTTAAAATTTTCTAACTTCATGCGTTATTATTTTTTATAAATGCCCTCAGCAAGTTTAGCTTGTTTTCGAATGAAATTCCCTAACAACTCCATATCTTCACTACTGTTTTGGTCAAGTTCAACATTATATATAGCCTCAAATAAAGCTTGTTCTTCAGGAAACTCTTCAGGTTCTGTTGCTGCTATTTCAATAAGACGCTCTTTAGGTATCAAGGGATAAACATCTACCAACTTCTTAATAGAAGCTTTATCTATACTAATCTCTTCAACGGAAGGTTCAACTGTTGGAACTCTAGCTAAAACTCCTGTACCAAACTCTGCTCTGTGTAGAATTTCATAACCACCTTCTAGTGCTTGTTTTTTAAGCATTTTCTCCGCCCTAGAAGCTTTACCACCGAACGACAGAGTAACACTTCCGTTTTTTATATTCTCTGCGGTGTATAATCCTTTAGCTAACATATATAGAGATATTTTATTCTTAGCAGCTTGTTGTTGTTCTGGTGTAGCTTTATTTGATTTTAATATATTAATTTCATCACCTAACTTACTAGAGTATGAAAACGGTGCTATAATACCTTCTTCCCTTGTTCTCTCTAAAGATGTTAATATCTGAGAAAAATCATCCCCATCCCTCATTCTTTTTTCTAGTATCGGGAAAGTTGCTAAGGAGGGTCCGAATAAAGGTTTACCTATAAACCAGAAATCGCTTAGTTTCTTACCTGGTTCAACAAAAGCATCAGGATCAGTTTCTTCTGCGACAGGGGTTTTAATTTCCTCTGCTGTTTCTATTTTAACTTTTAACTCAGGAGATTCTGAGAATAATCTATCTTTAAATTCTTTTAAATATATTCTATCCCAAGCTTTCATATTATCTGCTTGGTCTTTAAATTTAGAAGAAATTATTTCCTCACCGTCTACATTCATAAATGTACCAGTGCTGATCTCTTCCATTTTTAATGCTCTTTTGTTATATATTTCAGCAATCAGATTGTTTGCTAGAGTCTCGTATTTAGGGTCTAGTATATATCTACCGGACCCCATCGAGTCTAGCTGAGCATAACTACCCTTAAAATCTTGGAGTATAGATTCATATCCAAACTTAAAAGAATTTGGACCTTTATTAATTTCAACTCTTCCATAGTTCTCACCGAATTGAATATATTTAAAGTCTTTAGGTAACTCTAAACTTTTAAGAGCATTCTGTACTACGGATACACCACTCGATCCTCGTACTAAAATATTATCAGACTTCTGAAGCTTTTCTAATAAGTAGGTTTCTGCCTCTCTTATTGTCTTTATAACAGTACCATCTTTCGCTGTGTATCCATCTTCCGGGTTAACTCTAATAGCTAATCCTATATCTACAGCTAACTCATCATATTCCCTAAGTTCTAATTTAGAGTCAGCCACTAAACGATCGTCGCTTGCAAGTTCCATATCGTCTAAGGTCTGCGTTAACTTAGCTTCTTCTGCGGAGTACATACCAAACACATCGTCATCTGCTGTATCAGGATCACCCATCTTAGTAGTTCCTGCTTTAAAGTTAGCAGTATACTCTTGGAATTTCCTAGCTGCTTCAAAGTTTCCACGACTAGCGTGTAATACAATAACTTCTTTTCTTAAAGCGGATAACTCACTAGGTATTAAAGAACCTTCATTACTAGACCACCATTCATTTATTGATTCCGGGTCTGCTATTTCGTTGTTAACTAAAGTAGATGCGTTAAATAAAACAGACTTACCCGCACGTTTAACTTCTTCCCTTGCTTGTGTTGTAGATAAAGTATCGTGATGCAAGGTGTAACGTCTTGTTGTTTCCCTTATAGCTCCCTCAAAACCTTCATTAACAAAAGTACTTTGAAGCGATCCGTATTGATTCCGTAAGTCATTTTTAACACCCGCTATCAGTTCGTTTATATCTGCATCTGCATTAGCTGGGTCTTGTACCCTTGCTTTAAGTTGTCTTTCGTAGTCGTCGTGTAACAACGCACCTACAGCTTGCATCTTCCTCTTCTGATTCAACGGAGAAGTCAACCACCCCATCGCTCCTCGACGTACTTGCTTGTCTAGCTCACCTTCCGTCTTCTTGAGCAGAGCCTGTACTTCTTCAGGACTTTTACGACTTAGCTCA